CTCTCGTGGACAAAAGTACCGAGATCAAAAGAGGGGTAGGTTGACGGACAGAGAAAGAGAAGGAGAGAGAGAAGAGAATAGAACCCCTATATCCCCTAAGCGCTCTGGCTCTGGACGGCTCACGCCGTTGAACGAGATTCTTGGAGTCAAGCGCTAATGAGAGTACGAGTGGAGAACCCTTCAGCTCGGACACTCTTGCAGAGAGAGCGACGAGCCAAGGAGACTCCAGAAGAGCGAGCAATGAGGGTGCTCAAGTACACGCTCTACAACCATCGGATGACGATGGAGCAGTACACGGCCTTACGGCTGGCACAAGCTGACCGGTGCGGAGCGTGCAAGGAGCCGCTTCGGTTCGGTGAGCCTAGGGCGGTGACGGTCGATCACGATCCGCGCTGCTGCCAGTACGAAGGGCTGGGTACTCGGAGGACAAAGGGAGCGCCGATCTCGTGCGGCAAGTGCGTCAGAGCGCTGCTCTGCGGACCGTGCAACCGAGCCGTCGGATTCCTGGAGCGCTATCCACAGCGCGTTCATATGTGGATCGAATATGTCAGGAGGGTAAACAGGTGAACGCACACATCGCATTCGTCGGACCGCAGGGTTCCGGCAAGAGCACGCTGGCAGAGATGCTGGAGCATCGCCGCAACACTCCCTACATCGTGCTCCCAATCGCCCAGAGCATCCGAGAGGTCGCGGCGCTTGGCTACGGTGAGGACTTTGACAAGAGCAAGCACTACAGCCAGCGCAGGCTGGGCTTGGATGTCAAGACCTCAGGCCGTGAGATCTTGCAAGATATCGGCGCGCAGCTGCGCGAACTCGATGCGTACTTCTGGATCAATGCCTGGTACGCCGCCTATCAGCGCCTACAGGGCTACAACCGCCTCATTGCCGTTGACGATGTGCGGCTGCCACTAGAGGCGCATTACCTCCGGCAGAACATCCCTGGCATCACCATCGTGCGTGTGTTCGCCTCCGCAGAGGCTCGCACGCAGCGCCGTGGGGTGCTGCAAGGAACCGCCGATGTGACCGAGCACGGCTATCTCCAGACCGAGTACGACTTGGAGATTGACACCACCCTCTTGACAGCGGAGGAGTCCTACGCAATCCTTCGTAGGCATATGGTGGATAACGGCAAGTGGTCGGCATCCCCAGAGGAGGAATCGTGAGCAATATCGCGCTAACGGAACTAGAGACACGAGCGGCCCAGCTTGGCTATCACTACGACGGCCTAGTTCGAGTCGGTGAGCCAGCACTCTGGACGGTGGTGCTCATTGACTCGGCTGGGTCGGAACTGACATTCCAGGCGGACAGCATTGAGGGAGCGATCGAACTGGCAACGGATCGGATGGCGCTACTCTCAGGGCTGTGCGACCTATGAGCGGCTTCGCCTATCTCGGCATCACGCTGATCGTGATCAACATCGCGCTCTTTCTCGTCGTATTCGCTAGTCTGCCAATGAGCGTCAAGCGCGGCGTAGGGATTGCGCCGTCAATGATCTACCTGCTCACCACGGCAGCGACAGTGGTCTGGATGTGGAGGGCTTTGCAATGGCAGGCGTAAAGACTAAACGCGCAGGAGCGGCCAAGCCGCCGGTATGGACGGTCACCAACTGCACCGAGTGCGGCAAGGTGATTGACTACACCGACCCAAAGCGGCAGGTGTTCCCTGGCACGCGCGTACTCGTGATCCACGAGAAGGGCCGTCGCTTTGAGTGGCGGCACAAGGCGTGCGTGAAATGAGTCACATCGAGATCCTCACCCCTGAGCTGGATGAGGGCATTCGCTGCGTGCAAGAGGGCGCAGATGCGTGGTGCTATGACCCAAAGATCGGTCGCCAGTTCGCTAAGTTGAGCATCCGCTACGCCGACGCTGTTGCGCCGGAGGGCTGGTTCTTTCTCAATGAACACATCTTCAACCGCGCAACCATCGCAGACTTGTACAAGGCAGGTCACCTAGAACTGCAACAGTCTGTGTTCACGCTGTCCGATGGTGGACACGCACGGCTAGGAAGGTTGGTAGAGAAGTGAGCAAGATGAGCGACCTAGACATTGATCAGCAGAACGCTGAGAAGGCGAAGCGCGGCAAGCGCGCACGCAACAAGGGCAACTCATTTGAGCGTGAGGTCGCTGAGAAGATCGGCGGCGTTCGCGTCGGCCAGTACGGCGGCAAGACAGATGTGCAGTCCGACTGGATCGCCATCCAGTGCAAGGTAGGCAACGGCTCCTACTCTGAGCGCTACGACGGCTGGCTCCGCTCGGTGAGGGGCAACGCTACGCAGCTCTCTGCGCTTGTCGTAGGCGATGCACCTGGACCTGGCACCAAGCGCCGCACGATGATTGTCTTGGACTTTGAGGACTTTGTCGCGCTCCTTGGTCCTAAGAGTGAGTAGGGAGGATGTGACCCTGCTTCGCGCAGGGTTCGCCAAGACCTTCGCGCCACATCTTGGAGAAAGCCGCCGATGGTCGGCGTTCACCTTTATTGCCGACATCCTGATTGCACGATCCTTCAGCCAGCCCACCCTCATCGTTGAGACCGGCTGCGCTCGGCAGGAGAACAACTGGAACGGCGACGGCCAGAGCACTGTGGTCTGGTCGTGGCTTGCAGGTCAGTTGGACGGCTTCGCCTACTCAGTCGACATCAACCCAGACAATGTCACCACCGCTCGCGCGCTGGCTCCAACCGCTCGCGTCACCGTGGGCGACTCGGTGGACTTCCTGCGGCACTTTGGCAACGCATCGTCAATCTCGCTGCTCTACTTGGACTCATTCGACTACAAGACTGGGAGCCTAGACGCGGCAGAGCATCACCTGCGTGAGCTGCAAGCGATCTACGACCGACTACCAGCGGACTGCATCATCGCGGTAGATGACTGCATCACACCGACCGAGGGCAAGGGTGCGCTCGTCCGGCAGTGGCTTGAGGAGCGCGGCAACCTCCCTGTCCTAGAAGGGTATGTGACGGTATGGCTCAAGTAGTCTCGCTCCTGCTAGGGCTGACGATGCTGACTGGGTCAGGCACCACGCCAGAGACCCCAAGCGGCGTGCCGGTCAGCGGCGTGGCAACCTGGTACGGCAGCACGGCACCGAAAGGCGAGAAGTACTGCGTAGGTGGGTACAAGAACACCTGCTCTCCGTACAAGTCCAAGGCGGCTGGCGGCCGTGGAGGCGAGTTGATTATGTACGCCGCGGTGCCACGCTGGCGCTGGGGCGATAAACCGTTTAGACTGCGCGTCTGCCGGAAGGACGATCAGACTCGGTGCGTCATTGTGGTCGCACGCGACTCTTGTGGACGATGTAGGAAGGACATAACAAAGCCGTGGACATCTCGCAGCCTAGCAATCGATCTAAGTCCAACCGCGTTCTCTCGTCTCGCGCCGCTCGGCAGAGGCGTGTTAGCAGTGACAATCGCGGACTACCCATTGAACAGCGAGAGTTCCAGCAAGCCTGTGCCGCGTGGGCGCTGAAGCTAGAAGTCAAACTCAACGCGCTGTTCAACCTTATGCCCCAGTTCGGCAAGAGCATCCACTGGGCGCGAGAGCGCTACTACGGCGGAACCTTTGTCACCGATGCAGACCTGTACTGGATCAACGCTCGCGTGAACGATGAGAGCGAGATCGAACACTCCGCGAAGTTGCAGCGCTACGCCGCAGCCGTTGACTTGATGTGCCGTGTCTGCGCTGGCGATGAGGACACTACGCCGTCTTGCTGGGATAAGACCTGTCCGCTGCGACCTGTGTCGCCGCTCCCACTAAGGGTGGCAAAGTGATGCGGTACGATTCCTGTGCGGCTGCGCGCCTTGTGGTGCTGCGGCCTCTCGCCCTGCCGGTGGTGTCCTCCCATCGGCAGGGTCTACTCTGGGGCAGCGTAGACGCTCGCACGACCATCACGGCGATGCCAGGTCAGCGAGGTACGAGTGGTGCGACTCCACTCCTGCTCCACCACTACAGGAGGGCAAATGGCTAAGCAGGACAAGTTCACCGTACTGAGGGCGTGGGTGGCAGAGGCGCAGACCGTTATGGGTCTTGACCACTGGGAGATCACCATCGTTGAGGCCGCGTCCGATGTGGATGCGTGGGCAGACATTGACGCGCACGCGCAACAGCCGACCGCCGACCTGCGCGTCGCATTCGACTTCTGGAAGCAGGAGCCTGACAAGCAGCGTCTGATCCTGACGCACGAGCTGCTGCATCTCGTGCTTGCACGCTATGCACGCATCTCCGAGAACCTTGAGGAGTCACTCGGCAAGTTGGCGTGGGCAGTCATTGAACCGCAACTAGAGGACGGCGAGGAGCGCACCATCGAGCACCTGGCTCGCATCATCGCTCCCTACCTGTCGCTACCGGCATTCCCTAAAGCGTGAGAGCACAGCGACCGTGTCTGACCTGCGGCGTCCTAACCACCTACGGCAACCGCTGCAATGTGTGCGGACCACGCAAAGCGACCGAGTGGGCGAAGAATCGCGGACCGTCTCCCTATCGCAACGCCGACTGGCGCAGGCTCAGCATCCAGAAGCGGAAGGAAGTTCCCTACTGCGAACTGTGCGGACAGCGCGACGGCAACCCCAGCAACCCACTCACCGCAGACCATATCCAGCCGCTGAGTCAGGGAGGCGCGTTGATCGTGCCGACCTATATGCTCCGCACGCTGTGTAGGGTCTGTCACGGCAAGATCACCAAGCATAGTTAGGAGGACTCAATGAGCAAGCCAATCATCATCGTCAGCAACACGCCACTCGCTCCGACCGGCTACGGTCAGCAGACCAAGCAGCTCGCGCAGCGGATCAAGGCGGACGGCATCCCTGTAGGCGTGGCAGCGAACTACGGCGCTCCAACGAATATGGAGGTCGAGGGCATTCAGGTATTCGCCGAGGGGCTGATCAAGTATGCGAACGACTCTGGACCAGAGAACATTGCGATGGCCGCCTCACAGGGTGGCTTCGGTCTGACCCTGTTCGATGTGTGGGTGGCAATCAACGAGGCGTACCACCACCTGCCTATCGTTGCCTGGGTTCCGATTGACCACGACCCTGTGCCGCCGCGCGTAGCCGAGTGGTGCATCAAGGGTGGCAACAAGTTGATTGTCGCAATGAGCAAGCACGGCGAGCAGGCGCTCCTGAAGGCAGGCGTACCGCGTGACCGACTGACCTACATCCCACACGCGATTGACACGAAGGTATGGACGCACGAAGGGCCGACCTGCCGCGATGTGCTCCGCGTGCCGGAGGATGCACACCTGACCGTCATCACCGCGATGAACAAGGGCAAGCGCAAGTCATTCCCAGAGATGCTGAAGGCGTGGGCGCTCTTCGCGCAGCAGCACGAGGATGCCTACCTGTACCTGCACACCGACCGCTGGGGTCATCTAGACGGCATCAACCTCATCCCTGTGCTCAAGGCAGTAGGCGCACCAGAGGATCGCATCCGCTGGGTGAACAGCAGCCAGATGCGTGCAGGCATTCCAGCCGAGACGCTCGCCAGCATCATGCGCTCCGCCAATGTCCTGCTGCTCGCCTCACGTGGTGAGGGCTTCGGCATTCCTGTGATCGAAGCGCAGGCGTGCGGCACCCCTGTCATCGTGACCGACTGGACGGCACAGCCTGAGCTAGTGCGAGACCACGGCTATGCCTGCGAAGGGCAGGAAGAGTGGGATGAGATGCAGGAGTCCTGGTGGAAGATCCCTAGCGTTGAGAGCATCCTTGAGGGGCTGACGCTCAACTACATCGCCACACAGGCTGGCGAGATCGACCGCGCCGCTCTGGCCGCCAAGATGTACGAGTACGACGCTGACTATGTCTACACGACCAAGTGGCAGCCGCTCTTCGCTGACATCTTCAGTGGCAAGATCCGCCTAGGCGTACCGGCAGAGCAGCCAGTCGCACTGAACCGCGCACAGCGCAGGAAGCAGAAGTGACCGTCGCGCACCTCTGCGATATGGCCGACATCCGTGGGATGGGTAAGCGCCGTGCCTGCTCTCGCACGCTGTACTGCAACAAGTGCAAGCGCGACCTAGTGCCAGACGCACCGACCTGCGGCGAGTGCTCGTACTGCCGCCGCACGGCAGAGCGCAAGGAAGGCAAGCCGTACTGGGCTGGGAAGGATTGGAAGCCAGATGCCGATCTATGAGTTCAAGTGTCCGACCTGCGGCAAGGTCGAGGAGCGGATGCAGTCAGGGTATGAGCCAGTCGTACCACGCTGCGAGTGTGGTCCGTGGATGATCCTTCAGGTCACGCCGTCCGCCATCGTATTCAAGGGCAAAGGCTGGGCGAAGCGTGACCGTGCTAAGGTGGACAAGCAGGGAGCCTGATTCTCCCTGCACCAAGCCTAATCAGGAGGCTAGATGGCAGCACGATACAAACCACTAGAGTTCCTTAGAGAGTGCCGTGGATGCGGACGAGAGTTCCTTACGAGCGACGCTCGCAAATGGTTTCATAAGCGTGGCTGCAATCGACACAAGCGCGAGCAGCAAACCAATGCCTGGTACTTAGCCAACAGACCTTGGCTACCGAAAGAACCCTGCGCTACTTGCCAGTACCCAGTTGTGCGCTATAGAGCGCGCAGGTATGCAGGCGAGTTTCGCTATTGCAGCATTGCGTGCAGACCAAGCCCACGGCCGCGCTGCGGTCCTCCCAAGTATGAGCTGCTAAGAAGCAAGCCACCAATCGTGCAGAGCAGGAAGTACTCAGCGGAAGAAGGGAAGAAGAGGCGACTCCTACTGCTTCAACTGCGTAATCGGTTGCGCTGGCTAATGCCAAAGCAATGCACAGGATGTGGCGATACCTTCAACCGGTACGGACAGGGCTGGCGCTGCGACTCTTGCAAAGAGCACGCTGACCGACAGTTGAGGCAGATCCGTAGGCTACGCCAGTCTAGAAACGGAGCGTATGACAGGGGCATTGACTACAAGTCTCTGTATGAGCGCTCACAAGGTCAGTGCTCGATGTGCCAGATCACCTGTGCTGACCCATCGGTATGGCGCTATTGGGATGGTCGCACCTGGATGCCAACCGCTCCGACTGTTGATCACATCATCCCTCTAGCCAGAGGCGGATCTCACACCTGGGTGAATGTCCAGCTCGCGTGTCTTGCCTGCAACAGTTCCAAGGGCGACCGTGCTACCCCAGGGCTATGCGTAATCTAGGCTACGATCACCCTACAGTACCCAGCGCCGAGTTCGTCAATCTCCTGTACGGTGTGGGTCCTATGAACAGTTGGGAGTTTTATTTGTGAGCGCTAAGAAGCCAGCAGACAAAAGGCAGAACAGATCGACCAAAGATCTTGGCGTGCTGCCCCAGATCGCCATTGATCCTGCGGCCATTCCACCAGCTCCGAGCCACCTCACCGAGCGTTGGCTCAAGTCTTGGGAGATCTTCTGGCGCTCGCCGTTCGCGCAGGTTGTGCAGCCGGCGCAGATGCCAGCGCTTGAGCGGCTCTTCTCGATGTACGACGAGCGCGAGCGAATGGACATCTACCTACGCGAGGAGCCGATGATCTCAGGCTCTCAGGGGCAGAAGATCCTCAACCCTATGTACCGACAGCGCACCTCAGTGGATGCCGAGATCCGCCAACTGGAGGATCGCTTCGGTCTGCACCCTAAGGCAGGGCTGACGCTTGGCATCGTGTATGGTGAAGCAGCACGAAGCCTGGAGGAACTCAATGCCAGAATCGCCAACGCAGCCATCGCGGAAGCCGAAGCCGAAGCCGACCCACGCTATGTCGAAGCCGACGCTGACTCAACCGAAGAGGCCGCTCTACTCGTCGCCGATCAGTAATCCACCGCCGCCGTCGTGGGGTGGCTTGGTCTGCCGCTGGATTGAGACCAACCTAGTTCACGGTGAGGGCGACAAGTTTGGCGAGCCGTTTCGCCTAGAGCCGTGGCAGCGCGCCTATATCTGGCGGCTCTACGAGTACGACGCAGCCACACAGAAGCGCACCGTAAAACGTGCGCTCTTGGGTACGCCGAAGGGCAACGGCAAGACCGAGCTGCTCGCGGCTATCGCGCTCGCAGAACTGGCAGGACCGAAGGCTCCCAAGTCGCCAAACATCCCTATCGCGGCGGCTTCCTTTGAGCAGGCTGACCTGCTCTTTGGCACGGCTCGGATAATGCTGACACAGGGTCCACTCGCCAAACTGTTTGAGGTCTATGACACCGAGATCCTGATCAAGGATCGCCCTGGGCGTATGTACCGCGTGGCTGCTGCGGCAGGCACGAACGACGGTGGGCGACCAACCTGCTTTATCGCGGACGAGTTGCACGAGTGGACAGGCAACAAAGAGCGCGTGCATCTCGTGCTCTCCAACTCACTTGCCAAGCGAGCCGAGGCGCTGGAGTTGAACATCTCAACGGCAGGCTCCGATGAGAACACGCTGCTCGGCAGGATGCTGACCTACGCCAAGCGCATCTCGTCTGGCGAGGTGAGCGACCCTTCCTTCCTAGTCGAGTGGTGGGCTGCTGCTGACAGCCACGACCTAGAAACCGACACTGGCCGCAGGGCTGCACTAGAGCAGGCGAACCCAAGCGCACCGGCATTCGTAGACATTGACCGACTCATGGCACGCGCCAGCGAAGTGCCGATGCACGAGTGGCAGCGCTACCATCTCAACCGCTTTGTGCAGCCGCCAGACCGCTGGATCGGCGCAGAGGCGTGGATGAAACTCGCCGACCGTGAGCGCAAACTGATTCCAGGCGAACGCATCAGTCTGGGCTGGGATGGCTCCTATGCGCGAGACGCATCAGTCCTCACCGCCTGCACGATGGACGGTCACCTGTTCCTGATCAGAGCGTGGGAGAAGTCCGACACCAATCGCGACCCAGACTGGACAGTGCCGCGCGGCGAGGTTGACGCGGTGGTTGATCAGGTCATGCAGACTTACGATGCGACGCTCTTCTGCGACCCTCCAGGCTGGGCGGCAGAGATCGAGGAGTGGACGCGCCGGTACGGCAAGCGCGTGGCAGTCTTCAACACCGCCACGATTGAACGCATGGGGCCAGCCGTAGACCGATTCTTCACGGCCGTGGCGACTGGCGAGGGGCTGCGCCACGACGGCTCGCCGCTCCTAGCTCGCCATATCAGCAATGTTCACACGCGCCTCACGCGCTATGGGCAGGTTCTGACCAAGGCATACAAGGCTTCGCCTGACCGCATTGACGCGGCTGTCTCTGCCGTGGTCGCGTTCCAGGGTGTAAAGTTCCTACAGATTGAACCTAAGCAAGCAGCGAAAGTGGAGTGGATCAACCTATGATTAGCAACCTTCTCGAAGTTGTGGGTGGCGCACTTGTCATCGCAGGTGTCGCGCTACTCTCTCTCCCATTGGGACTCATCGCATTGGGCGCGGCTCTTGCCGCTATCGGCTATACGCTAGGAGACCGTAAGTGAGCATCCTTCGCCGCATCCTTGGTGAGCAGCGTGCCGTAGGTGGCACTTGGATCACCGATAATCAGCCAAGCGTCTCGTCTGCCGGTGTCGCAATCAACAGCCAGACGGCACTCTCCATCGGAGCCTATTACGCAGCAGTCAAGCTCTACGCTGACACTGTCGCGTCGCTTCCGTGGGATACCTACATCCGCATTGACGGTACGCGCCGACCGTACCGACCATCACCAACTTGGCTGACCACGCCACAGCCAAACAATCCGAACTTCACTGGCTTTGACCTGAAGCACCGAATGGTCTCGTCACTCCTCATTGACGGCAACTGCTTTGTCCTCTTCATCAAGAATCGCAACGGCGATATCGTTGAGATGCGCGTTCTCGATCCGCACCGCGTGACGATCAAGGTCGTAGACGGCGCTCCTGTCTATGTGGTTGCAGGCGAGGATGGCGTAGGCGTTGAACTGACTTCTGACGCAATCCTGCACATTCCGCTCTTTGCGACTGGCTCTAACTTCCGCGCACCGTCGCCAGTTGAGCAGCACCGCACGACGCTCGGCCTTGCCAGCGCCACGCAGCTCTACAGCGCCAAGTTCTACGAGCAGGGCGCAGCGCCTTCAGCCGTCATCAAGATTCCAGGCGAACTGACGCAGGATCAGGCGGACTCACTCCGCAACTCGTTCAGCCGCCGTCACGAGGGCATCGAGAAGATGCACAAGATCGCGGTGCTAACCGGTGGCGCAGACTTTCAGCAGATGTCAATGAAGATCAGCGATATGCAGCTCGTTGAGACCCTGCACTGGGGCGTTGAGTCCATCGCTCGGCTAATGGGCGTACCGCTGCACCTGCTCCAGTACCCAGGCGGCAACACCTCCTACAACAGCGTTGAGATCGTCAGCATTGAGTGGCTGCGCCTTGGTCTTGGACCACTCGTCGCACGCCTAGAGGCTGGCTTGCAGCGGCTCGTGCCAGGTGCAGAGCAGACCTTCATCAAGTTCACGA